ATCAAGGTTATTTTGCAGATGTATATGGAATAGAAGAAAAGAAGGAAAAGGTTTCAGTTAAACTCGCTTCGCTTGAAGAGCTTGGTTTAAAATGGATGAAAGTCGCTTCATCTGAAATGGGATTCAAAAATAGAAAAGAATTACCACACCGCAGTAGATACCTTTATATTGGAAAGGCTTATACTGGTTCTAGATTGGGTATAGAATGGGTTATTAATCAAAAGAACCATGACCTTGGAATTAAAATATCAGGATATTTAGTTAAAGATCATGGACTTACTAGAATCATAGATGAAACAGGAAAGATAATTGATAGTATAAAATCTAAAGTTCCAGGTTTTGAATTCGTAAAAGAAAGCACAGGTGCAAATGATAAAACAATTTCATTTAAATTTGATAACACTGATTTCTCAGAAGAAAATGTAAAGCTGCTAAAGGATATCACAGTTGCTTTCGCCGAAGAATTAGGAATAGAAAACTTACTAAAATAAAACAAAGATGAGCAAAGAAGACGTAAAGGTATTGGTTAATCTACTAACCAATGCAGCAGATGAAATTAAGTATGCAAACATGGACCACGAAACACAATTCGCGTATAACGAAGGAATTGAAGATCTAATAATTCTAGTAGAATCAAAATTAGAAAAATTAGCCGTAAACAAAACGCATATATAGAGTATAATAATTAAACACATTCTTATGAAAAGTATCTTAGAAGAAGCAAACGAAATTGTAAACAACAGGAGTGAAGAAGCGGATCGTAATTACGGTCCTTTTTCAGAAGGCATGGACAGAGCTGCCCTAATATTTAAAGGTATGACAGGCCATGATGTAAGTGGCGCTGATATGTTTAAAGCATTAGTTGCTCTTAAGTTTTCAAGAGAAAGTTACAATCATAAAAGAGATAATCTCTTAGATGCAGTAGCATACATTCAAGGTTTAGATAATTACGAAAACGGAAAATAAATGAAAGTACAGGTAAGAAGAACCGAGTATCGATATATTGCCGAAGCAACTCCTATCGTAACATTAGACACTGAAAAATTCCCTAATTATAAAGGAGCAACCGAAGAAGAATTCGTTCAATACTTAGCAGAAAACTATTGGGAGCTGGAAGGAATGGACGAATTAGTAGGAACTGATATCGGGGTAAATGACGAAGAAACACATAACGCATTAGGAGATTTAGTCTATTCCGAAATGGACGTATATTCTGATTCATCTGAAAAAGGATATGAAGGAGAAATACAAATAGGAGAAGAAGACCAATCATACAGAAAACATGGAGGATTTAACATAAAACACGGATCACAAATATGAAAATAGCATTAGTATTAGCAAAAGGAGTTGAAGGTTGTGGACTCACAAGACACACAATCGAATTTTATAATTGGCTTATAAAAGAAGGCCATGATGCCACGATTTATGCAGCGGTAGAAAAGAAATGGCCTCGCCATAAAACTACAGATATTGTTTGCACTGAATTTAAAAGAAAGGATATTCCTAATATCGCTAAAGAACTTGAAAAAAGTGATGTAGTATATTACACATCGTATCCGCATAAATCAGTAGGAGATGAATTCAACGAAGATTTTATTGAGCACTGTATTTATGGTTTAGAAAATCCTATTAAAATAGGAAACTGCTTAGATCATAACACTGCAAACTTAGCAAAGAATTATAAGTATTGGGAAATCATGAAATCAATGGACGCTATGTTCAACTATTCTGCAAGATCTAATTTTGCAAATAAATTAAGAGAACATGCACCTGATACTCCATTAATCGAAATGAATCTTAATCCTTATGACTATGATGCATGGTCTAATATTGTGGTTCCAGTTGAAGAACAAGAAAGAAGAACTACATACTTTGGAAGATTTGCTGGATTTAAAGATCCTTTTAGAATGTTCGATATTATGGAACTATTGAAAGGTAATAATTTCGTAACAGAATGTAGAGGAGTTGAAAGATCTATTGGAGCTCTTCCTATGTTTTTACAAGAAGATAGAAAAACTCTAAGAGAAGATATCTTTGAAGTTCATGAAATCAAAAACCCTGTTACATATCCACAAGTCGAAGACAGAATGTATATGTATGGGCCTTATAATTTAGCAGAAGGAATGGCAGAACTTGGAAAATCAATGTTCGGTGCAGAATTCTTTAACTTACCAGAAAGACTCTATGGTTCAATGATTGAATATGCAATGTGTGAGGTTATTGCAGCGGGAACTATACCACTATTTGACAAACACTGGGGAACTCACGTTATTCACAGAACAGAAGGAGTTCCTTTCATAGAACTTGAAGATTTTGCAATCTTCGTAGACAAAGAAGATATTGCAGCTTCTATTCCACAGATTTTAGAATTAGCAAACAATAACGAAAGAAGAGAAGAGTTTAGAAAAAACTCTTTAAGATTAGCTAAATTACACAACGCGCCAGAAGTTGTTAACAATGATCTCTTTGAAGCTATTAACAATGTTAATAAAAGATCAGTAGAAAAACCAGTAGAATTAAAAACAGATTCATTATTTTAAGTAGAATAATAAGTAACATTAAAAAGTAGCGAAAAAATGGCAAACATTGACAACGAATGTAAAGATCTAGAAGTAAAAGATTTTTACGACCAATCAACAACACACTTAGCAGATATCATGGAAAACCAAAAGAAGATGCAAGAGCAGACTTATGGTTTTAACTTTGATAATATGACAATCCGAGAAATTATGGATTTCTGGCACTGTAACACACATGCAGTAGTTGACGAAATTCATGAAATGACAGATGCTCTAGGCGGTATTAAAGACGGAAGTGGTAATGCAGTATGGAAATACTGGAAAAAAGACTTCACTAAGTATGATAAGTTAAAAATTTCTGACATGTCCGAAGGCGACAAAAAAGAATTGTATATGGAATGGGTAGACATTCTACACTTCTTTATTAATTACGCCGCTTCAATTGGGCTAGATGCTAAAACAGCATACAACTACTACTTCGCAAAAGCAGAAGAGAATGTTAACCGTCAGAAAAATAACTATTAATGATATTAGATATTGAACAGAGAGACAGGGATGTTATCATCTCTTACTACGACACCGAAGGTAAAGTAGCATTTAAACAATATCCAATTTCACAGTATCAGAACTGGTATGTATGTAATGATAATGATAAAGGCAGAAGTCTAGATCATAAAAACTGGGATGGCAGATCAGTCAAACTAGGAAGTGCAAGAAGATATAATAAGTTTTCTTTAACTTATTTCTTAGATTCATTACCCGCAAAGGATAAAGAAGAAATCTTTGCATACAATATGCCTAAAACATACTTCGTCGATATTGAAACTGAAATCGTAGATGGCTTTCCAAAAGCTGAAGAAGCTAAAAGTAGAATCCTATCATTTTCCATAATTACACCAGAACATAAAGCTATTGTATTAGGATTGGAAGATATGGATTCTAAAAGCATCCAAAAAATTGAAGACGATACTAATAAGTATTTCAAAGACTTTGATCAGGATTGGGAATTCAAATATCAGAAATTCGAGTCAGAATATGACATGGTCTATACGTTCTTAATGAAGTTCCTACCTAAGTTTCCAATGATGACAGGCTGGAACTTTATTAATTATGATTGGCAATATATTGTAAACAGATGTAAAAGATTACAAATTGATATTGCTGAAGTTTCTATGACACAATCTTTGGATAGAAATGACAGCAGACCCTTACATATTGGAATCTTAGATTACATGCAATTATATGATAAGTATGATAGAAGTGTAAAGGTAAAAGAATCTAATGCACTTGATTATGTCTCAGGTCAAGTTCTTAATGTTAACAAGATTAAATTTACAGGATCTCTACAGGATTTATATAGGGATGATTTTGTAAAATACATTTACTACAATGTAGTCGATTCCGTATTGGTTTATTATATAGATCAAAAGTTGAAATCGATGGAAGTTCTTTTAACCTTGGCAAACATCACAAAGATGCCTCTATATAAAGCAGCATCGCCAGTGGCAGTTACAGAATCTCTGATTGCACGAAAATTATCAGAAGAAGGTAAACGAATTGGATCTGAAAAGAAGGAAGACAGTGAAAAGAATGCACAATATGCCGGTGCTTATGTAAAAGAACCCATTACTGGATATTATGCAGGTGTAAGTGCATTTGACTTTGCATCACTATATCCTTCTATAATGAGACAATTTAATATTTCACCTGACGCCTTTGTTGAAAAGGTAGCAAAGCATGAAGTCGCTGAGCGAAGAAAGGATAAAGAAGTAATCGTTTGTGAAAACGGAGTAGTCTATAAACAAGAGACTTCAATGTTAAAGAAAATTCTAGGAGATTTATATGATCAGCGTAAAGATTATAAACAAACCTCATACGAATATTTCACTAAAGCCGACAGACTTAAAAAAAGATTAAGATAATCTTTTTGTCTCGAGAGGCAGTCCATTATTCTACATGAATATATAGACTACTAACGAGACCAATCTGTTACCAGTTGGTCTTTTGTAGACTTTAGGAACTAGTTAAAAAATTTAAGAAAACATAATTTATGAAACCATCAATATTTAAAGAAAGAATAGAATACAAACCGTTTGAATATCCAGTATATTATACTGAAGGATGGTTAAAACAAGCACAGGCGTTTTGGTTACATACCGAAATTTCAATGCAAGGCGATGTCAAGGATTGGAATGAAACACTTACAGATTCTGAAAAGAATTTAGTTGGAAATATTCTTTTGGGGTTTGCACAAACTGAATGTGCAGTTTCAGATTATTGGACAGGGATGGTTACTGATTGGTTTCCTAAATGGGAAATCAAACACATGGCAATGTTGTTTGGTTCTCAAGAAACTATTCATGCAACCGCTTACTCTTATTTAAATGAAACATTAGGCCTTGAAGATTTTGAAGCATTCTTACATGAACCAACAACAGCAGAAAGATTCGATTATTTAATGAATACAGAAGCAGAATATACTCATGAAGACCTTTTGAAAAATCCAACAGCTAGGAAGGATGTTGCTAGATCTTTAGCAATATTCAGTGCATTTGGAGAAGGAGTTGCATTATACTCTTCATTCGCCGTTCTTTATTCTTTTCAAATGAGAAATAAACTTAAGGGAATCGGACAACAAATGAAGTGGTCAGTTAGGGATGAATCTCTTCATTCAAAAATGGGTTGTCAATTATTTAACCACATGTGCGAAGAATATACTGATCTTAGAGATTCAGTTCAATCTCAAGTAGAAGAAGCAGCTAAGTTAATGGTTGAAATGGAAATGAAGTTTATTGATAAGATGTTTGAAATGGGAGATTTAGAAAATCTTAAGAAAGAAGATCTTAAAGAATTTATTAAGAAAAGAGCTAATGAAAAATTAGCAGAAATAGGATATCAATCTATCTTTGAATACAATGAAGAAAGTGCTTCAGAATTAGATTGGTTCTATCACTTAACAGGTGGACATACACATACGGATTTCTTTGCAGTAAGACCTACTGATTATTCTAAAGCAGGCGAAGATGAAAACTGGGATGAAGACTATTTGTTTTCATAACAAATCAATAATTCTAATATAAAATATATGATGATAAGAAATTACAACGACGCACCAAACCCCGAATACAATGAAAAGGGAAAAGAAAGAAACTTCGGAGAATCTGAAGGATGGAAATTAGGAGTAGACTTCCCAGTATGGGCTAATACTGAAGTTTATGTAAAAACTGTTTCTAAGGGATATTTACTAGAAGGAGAAACTCCAAAGGATGCATACTGGAGAGTATCGACAACAGTTGCACAAAGATTAAGAAAGCCAGAATTAGCAAGTAAATTCTTTGATTATATGTGGAAAGGATGGTTAAATCTTGCAACTCCAGTTTTTTCAAACACGGGTTCAGAAAGAGGTCTTCCAATTTCATGTTTCGGTATAGATGTAGCAGATTCAATTCACGATATAGGTTCAAAGAATTTAGAATTAATGTTACTTGCTAAACATGGAGGCGGTGTTGGTATCGGAGTAAATCAGATAAGACCGGCAGGAGCAACCATTACAGGAAACGGAACTTCAGACGGAGTAGTTCCATTTATAAAAATTTATGATTCTACTATTTTAGCAACTAATCAAGGTTCAGTAAGAAGAGGTGCAGCGTCAGTCAATATAGATATAGAACATGATGATTTTTGGGAATGGTTAGAGGTTAGAGAACCTAAGGGTGATGTAAATAGACAATGTTTAAACGTACATCAATGTATCGTAGTATCTGACGGGTTTATGCAAAAGATCGAGGCTGGAGATAAAGAAGCTCGTAAAAGATGGGCCGCTGTGATTAGAAAAAGAAGAGCAACAGGAGAACCTTATATAATGTTTAAGGGTAATATCAATAGAATGAATCCGGATGCGTATAAGCAAAATGGTTTAAAGGTTTATATGACTAACATCTGTTCTGAGATTACTTTACACACCGATGAAAATCATTCATTTGTATGTTGTTTATCTTCTGTGAATCTTAAAAGATATGAAGAATGGAAAGATACTGATTTAATCTATACTGCAACTTACTTTTTAGATGGAGTTCTTCAGGAGTTTATTCATAGAGCGAAATATATGAGAGGCTTTGAAAATGCAGTAAGATCCGCTGAAAAAGGTAGAGCATTAGGTTTAGGAGTTCTCGGATGGCATACTTATTTACAAGATAGAAATATTCCATTCGATTCTTTGACAGCTCAATTTGAAACTAGAAAGATATTTTCTCAAATCAAAGTAGAAAGTGAAAGAGCAAGTAGAGATTTAGCTACAGAATTTGGAGAACCTCTTTGGTGTGTAGGAACTGGAATGAGAAACACACACTTAAGAGCAATTGCTCCTACTGTTTCTAATTCTAAATTAGCAGGAAATGTTTCACCAGGCATTGAACCATGGGCAGCAAATGTATTTACTGAACAAACTGCAAAAGGAACTTTTATTAGAAAGAACCCTGCACTTGAAAATATGTTAACTAAGATCAAGCAAAATAAGAAAACAGTATGGGACAAAATACTAGAAGACGGTGGTTCAGTTCAAGGCGTTGATGTATTAGGAGAATATTGGGTAAAGGAAGAAAGTAGTGATGCCCCGATTAAGCAAGCCACTTATGACAAATTAACAGATCACGAAAAGGATCTTTATATTTCTGTTAAAGATGTATTTAGAACCTTTAAAGAAATTAATCAAATGGAATTAGTTAAACAAGCTGGTGTAAGACAACAATATATTGATCAAGCAGTTTCATTAAATTTAGCTTTTCCTACACAGGCTGAACCTAAATATATTAATCAAGTTCATTTAGAAGCTTATAAGCAGGGAATAAAAACTCTTTATTATATGAGAACAGAATCTGTATTAAGAGGAGACATCGCACAGCGAGCAATGGAAGATTGTTTAGCATGTGATGGATAAGATTAGTTGTGGTTAAGTCCACTTCTTAGGACCGAGATAGTTCTCGGATCGAGGCCAGGAGTTCGCTACTTCCTGGCCTCACTTTTTTTACTGAAACTATTTGTGATTTTTGTGTAGAATAATAAACAAATAAAAATTATACATTCATGAAAATTTCAATCAGTAAGGTCGATTCAAACAACTTCATCGGCTTCGTTAATAGACTTAAAGTAATTGATTCTTTTGTCTATTTTAAATTAAAAGATGGTGTCGTACAGGCATCCGCTTATTTACCACAAAGAGATGCTGTTAAGCATCACAGAATGCCGATTTCTCAAGTTTTTCAAATCGAAGATGGTGAAATCTCTACAGACAAAGAATTAAAGATTGCATTCTTTGACGCTTCTAAAATAACAGATGCATTCAAACAATTTGACTATGATGCTATTTCAGCTGAAATCGAATTCGTTGAAAACGAAGAAGATTGTGTTGCAACTACATTCAAAATATTTAATGATGAATTAGAAATTACACTTGCATGTTCAGAGCCATCTTTAGGTTATAAAGATCTAACTGATGCACAGATTCAAGGTATCTTTAACACCGAAGCTTCTACTTTTAAATTCGATTTAGATTACACTTCACTTGCAAAGGTAAGAAACCTATTCTCTTTAGATAAAGAAGAAACGTTCTCAATAAATGCAAACGGAAATGGTGTAAAGCTTTTAGGAAAAACCTACAACATGTTAGTAACACCAGATTATGACGGTGAATCAGGAACTAACGTTACATTATTCAAAAAATATCTTAACCTTTTAGATAAAGAAGATTACACTGCCCATGTATTAGACAATAGAGTAGTTCTTAGATCTAATGATTCAGAAACTTTGCTAACGATTGCAACTTGCCAAACAGCAGAGTAATTTATGGATATAAACACACTAATTAACAAGCCCGAAGACGACCTTACACGGGATGAAATGCAAACCTTGGCGGATCACTATCAAACAATGTCCGCCAAGTTTACTGCATACGAACAGGCCGTTAAAGTAACTCTTAACTCGATCTATGGTGCATTTGGTAATAAGTGGTTTCACTTTTTTAATATAGACATTGCAGAATCTATTACACTACAAGGACAGAATGCAATTCTATATTCTGAAAAGATTCTTAATAAATATTTTCAAGAGTTTTGGCCTAAAGATACTGTGGTCCATGAACATTTCAATATTTCTATTAAGAATAAATTAGTAAGACCTTCCGTGGTTTATATTGATACAGATTCATGTTACGTTCAGTTTGAAGAAATGTATGAATCTATTGAATGGCTAGGAGATAATAAACTACCAATTGATAAGTTTATTATGGAATTATATACGTTCAGAATCAAAGACTATATCACGAAATGTATGGCAAAGTATGCCGAAGTTACGAACACAGACAACTTTTTATATTTCGATTTAGAAACAATTGCATATTCAGGAATATGGTTAGCTAAAAAGAAATATTTACAAGACATTGCATGGGAAGATAAGCTCGAAGTAGACGATAGATACCCTTCTCTTAAGAAGATTAAGACGATTGGATTTGATACTATTCAATCTTCTACTCCTACATTAGCAAGAAAGCATTTGACTGAAGCTCTTAAATTGATTTTATCTGAAAAGCCAACTGCAGAGATGTTAAGTAGATTAGTTTCTTTTTTGAAAACGGCAAAGAAAGAGTTTAAGATGTCTAATGTTGATGAAATAGCTTTCAATAAAAGAACTAATAATATTGAAAAATACATTGTAGATGATACGATAGAATTTCAATATGGTTTAAAATGTCCTCCGAACGTCAAGGCAGCAGGATTCTATAACTTCTTAATGAATCAGAATCCAAAATATAAAAACAAGTATAAAATGATTGGTAATGGCGAAAAGCTAAAATTATATCATTGTAAACATAATGTATGTGAAATGTATGCATATCAACCAGGTGCCCATCCTTATGAAATTGCACCACAGGTAGATTATGAAACACAATTTGAAAAATCTGTAATAGATCCTATCAATAGAGTATTATCTTCAGTAGGTCTTCAGAGACTAAACAGAAATCTAATATATTCATCTTCATTATTCTAAAAATAAACAAAATGGATTTTAAAAGTAAAATAATAGAATTGGTTGAACAAACCCCTAATAATTATGAATTAGGAGATAAGGTAAGAAAAATGATTTGGCCTTTAATTTTTAAAGAAAAAACAATTTCAAATGATCCTAAACAAATTAGTATCTTTGACGAAATAGAAGAAAGAAAAAACAATGCTAGATCCAAATAATCTTACGGAAGAACAGAATGTATTTGTTGCAAAATACAAAACACTCTATAATAGGCTAGTTTCTCTTCAAGAAAAAATGGATTCTATGAAAAAGGAATCCGATGTTCTTATTAAAGAACTCGAAACACTAAGAAAACAAGAAAAAAACATATTTAAAAATGGCAAAAAATAAAGACTTTACATTCGACGATTTAAATAAGCAATTAGCTGATTTAAATCCATTAGGATCTATCATGGAAACTTCAAACTTTTCAAAGGTAACAGATTGGATTCACACAGGAAATTATCATTTGAACGCATGTGTATCAGGTTCATTATTTAAAGGATGGCCAAACAATAGATCATCATCTATCGCTGGTCCTTCAGGAACAGGTAAAACATTCTTAATGTTAAACACAGTTAGAGAAGCTATTGATAAAGGATATAGTGTAATTTATTATGATTCTGAAGCAGCCGTTGATAAGGAACAAATGGAAAAGTTTGGAATTGATACTTCCAAAGTAAATTACCAACCTACAAATACAGTTCAAGATTTTAGAACTTCTGTAACTACAATTACTAAGAAAATGCAAGATGCTAAAAGAGCAGGTGGTGAAGTTCCTAAAGTAATGATTATTTTAGATTCAGCCGGTAACTTAGCGACTGCGAAAGAAATAGCAGATGCAGCAAGTGGTTCTGACAAATCAGATATGACTAGATCTAAGGTTTTAAAATCTATCTTTAGAATTATAATGACTCCATTAGCAGATCTTAAAATACCTTTCTTATTTACAAACCATACATACCAATCTCAATCCTTTATTCCAATGCAAATCGCAGGTGGTGGAACAGGACCACAGTATGCAGCATCAATTGTACTGATGTTAAACAAGGCTCAATTAAAGGACGGAGCTGAAAAAGTAGGTATTATAGTTACGGCTAAACCTGATAAAAATAGATTTGCAAAGCCACATCCTATTAAGTTTCACTTAAACTTTACAGAAGGTATGAATCCTTATGTTGGATTAGAACAATATGCTACATGGGATATTTGTGGAATTACTAGAGGAAATATTGTAAAAGGAGAAAAGATTCCAAAGGCAACAGCAAGAACATGGATATGTAAACACCTAGATCATACTGTTGCGAATAAAGATTTCTTTTCTGAAATGGTATTTACACAAACCGTACTAGAGCAAATCGAATCGCACATTCAACCTTTGTTTAATTACAACACTGAAATTTCTGAAATTGACGTAGAAGAAATGTTAGAAGATAGTGAAGCATAATGAAGTTGAACATAAACAAGATAAACGAAGATAAGCTTCCAATTAAATATATTCTAGGAATACAAGAAGAATTAGAATCTTTTCCCGATGCATTTGACATTATGCATATATTTATAACTAGAGCAGTGAGACAGCCTGACAGACAAAAGGCGTCTTTCACCAAACATGCTCTCAATAAATATTTCGCAAAAGGGAAAAATGAAAATGTAGAATCCGGATTAAATGAAGCAATTGGTATGGGACTAATAGAACAAACCAATTCGAACGAAGGTAAAGAAGCTTATAAAATATTAATTAACCCATTCCTATGATAACAATTAGAGACAACTTTATTAAAGATGAAAAACTCCTCAGAGATATTGCAAATGATAACACATTTTTTGCAGATCCAGGTGTTTATTACTGGTGGAAAGGATGGTTCAACGAAGAACCAGGCCATGAACCTACAGTAAAACAAAGGCTTATATCAGCTATTTGGGCAAATGATTGCCCAATATCTGAAGTATGGGATATAGCAGGATTTGAATATTGGACAGGTATTCAGTCTGCTAATCCTACATTAGGACATAAGGACAATTTAGGATTTCATTTTGATAAAGATGAATCTTGGTTCAAGAAAACCAACGGAGAAGAAATAGTAAGACCTGTAATAGGCACTGTATATTATCCGCCACAGCCTGAGTTTG